CCAGTACGAGCAGACCATTCATTTAAAAGGTTAATGGCGACGAGACTGTCTTGAACCGTCTTATATCTACGAATGTAGACAGGACGGCAGTACTGACCGGAAAACCAGTCAGCACCACAAGACTCTCGAAACGGTCCTTCAAAGAAGGACTTCGTGACGTTAACGGTGAAACCACTAATCGAGAGTAAACGGAGAAGACGAAACCGTGCCTCAGAGAGGCAGATTAAGTCATCTCCGAAACACCCCCAATTAGGGTCCACGCCGTCTCGGATCTCAATGTCGAGGGACCGATACACGGCACGAATCATGCAAGAGAATATAATCGTCTGCAATGGGAACGTAAAACCGTTACCCATAGTAGAGATCATATCCAACCGAAGAGGCCCAGACCCAAAATCTGTATGAGAGCACCGGAGATCCATCAAAGTATCAAAGAGGTACTTTGGGAGGATATCACGGCACAGCGCAACAGAAACGGAATCAGAGGCCGAGGAAAGATCAATAGTAGAAAAACTACCATCGATTGAACCTCTCTTCGCAAGTGCACGATTGATGGGAGCCTGCTTATCAAGGCCAACCTTAAAGGCCGAACCTAGGCGAGCAACCATCAAAGCGCCGAGCCCGAGCTGGAAAAAGACATTCAGCGAAGGCTCCACGCAAATCATGCGACTTTTGCTTGACGTCTTTGGGACGAAGCTAGAATGACTACAGTTAGTTACTAGTGGATACCCGAACCTCTCGTAGCGGATGGCTTCCGCATCCGAAAAATCCGAGAACCACTGGATGTAACTCCTATATATGGTATATAGGCTTGGGGATGTTACAGCCATTTTAGAGCTGAACAGTTTAGCATAAGTGCTTTGCTGTTTAGTTCCGATGGCTGAGCCAGGACCCATACGGGCTTGCTTCAGTAAATCGAAGTAAGAACCGAAAAGGTACTCGCCCTTAGGATGGAAGAAGTTGTCTAATTCAACCTTCAATTCATTGAAAAGAAGGTGATCAGATTCACTCCAACCATCTTTGTTCCAAATTCCACATCGGTAATTAGCCTTTGTGAAATCTTCCATTGATGCGGAGTCAGCAAGGTCCTGGTCAACAGGAGGCAGCTTTTTTAGCAGACCTCTCAGTAGGCTATGGACCTGAAACTGAACCGCATTAACAGAAGGGGGCAACTCATAGGACGGATCAACTCCGGCCAAATAAGGTGCAACATCATCAAGAACTGCCGTATAAAGAGCGTCAGGAGTAAAGCTCACTGCAAGTCTCCCACGTGCTGAACCTATCAAGAGGGCGTAATTCTACGACTTCTTGACGGACAGATGAAGGCCGATAATCAACTTACGATCTCTGAATAGAGAAAGGAAGAAGCTAACCGACCAGAACCTGCCCGGAACACCTACCTGAACGGCGCGAAAGCGCCGCTTAGATAACACCAGAAACAGCCGAATCACCAATACCGGCAGAGATCTGACTGATCCCTCCGATAAGAAGTGACAAGGCCGCCCTGACGTTAGGGGCATCGGCAACATCGGCGCCAGCCGGCACGTCGATTGTCAGTGTCGCGTTCAAAACACGCGATGACTGACCGACGAGCGGAGTGACACCTTTGCGTACGATGACCTTGTAAGTGTTAGTCGGAACAGCGCGCAGGACGCCCGTTACAGGATCGACAGGACCCAGCTGCTTCAAAACAGCTGGACGACTGACGGTTATTGTAAATGGGCGACTGGCAGAGGACGCAGTATCGACACCAGTCTGAGTACCGCCAATAGCGGTAACTGCTCGCTGGACCGAATTTGCGTTTGGAGGCGTGTCCGCCACATGAGTATAACTCGGTGTGGTGAAACCCGTCTGAGCTCCTCCCGTGACGGGAGAAGTGATTTGCATCGTCATGAGGTAATACCTCGGAAGAACTACATGGAGAAAAGACTCCAATAAGGAGGGTTAAGCTAGCCACGATAACAGGAGTGCGCCAATATTTTCCCAAGGACGTGACGAAATCGGAATTTGAAACTCCAAAGTCGGCACAAAGTCCCCAGCGTAAATTTGACGAACGCCTGAAACTCGTCGGAAGCTTCCGGGCGAGACTGTGACAAACTTGACTCTATCAAAGGAGGGGTTTCCGTTCGAGTTAGACCAGTAGCCAGATTTAAAAGAAATCTTCCACTCGGTCCGACGCGTCCAGTTACACCACCTAAGATTAGAGGGCTGAAAGCACAGTCCATCGATAAAATCACCAACATTGGTGAAATAATCGACTATCCACGAGTAAGGTATAAGGTTCCAAACCGTAGGCAGAAAGTGCGGCAAATCTAATTGCAGCTCTTGAGCTAACGGTCGAGTTCCGTCTACCGACCCGTTACTTACCGAGCCTCGAAACCTCTCTTGATACGTACCCGTCACACGGTACGGAAACACGAGGGCTCCGGCGATAATGTTGATCGACCAAAAACTCTCAGAAGAGTAAAAAGGTTGAGCAGCACTACCCTCAACAGCAGTCCAAGGGGACATTTGTTGAGACTTTATGTCGGAAATCCCAGCAGCCACATCAGCGGCTAATGGGTTCCAACCAAAGCGGTACTCGAGATAAGTATCAGCCAATGCTTTAGCAATAGAAGGACCCTTACCCTTACGACGGGCAATTCTTTTTGCCTTGTCTAAATAAGAGTGAGTCAAGTCCCTAAGGCTACGCATCGGATTGATGACAGATTCGATAGTTTCCTTAAGCTCTCCGATATCCTGACCAGACTGAAAAGCAGATCTGGCGGACTCGCAGCGCGAGAGGAACTGTCGAATAGCCCGGTTGTGAACAGAGGTAACAACAGATGCCGAAGCGGCAGGAAAGGTAGGCAGGGAAGGCATATAAGTGCCAGACACCTGAGCTTTTGCAAGCGGAGGTGTACCCTGGTAAAACCACTCTACATGCGCTGAGAAACTCAGCGTATCTCCAGCATAACCGTCCCAAGTACGAGAGGTGGTAGCATTTGCACCACTTCGTATCTGTTGACGCCATGAAGGATTGTAGACATTCGAGGCCACGAAGCTATCATCGATAGCAGATCCAGAACCTCCAAAGGTTCCTGGGGAACCATTCGGATTGATTCCAGATCCGGACCAACTCCAGACAACGCGGTGAACTCGATTTCCTGTCATATAGCACCTGTGTTATCAGCTTAGGCATCTGTGGGTTACCATCCACACAGGTAGACAAGCTGAAGAGAGACAGGGTCACAAATATAAAGCCATATGTGGAAACCTCAAAACCCAGCGGATACGAGCAGGATCATGTATAAATACAGGAACCAGCCAGTAGCCAGAGGGGTCACTCCGAAAAACCGTAACCTTGACGGGTAAAACCGGCAAAGAGGGAGAATCGGAATCAAGAGGCCAAAAATACTCGTGATCAATGATCAGAGAATAATTGGCAACTGTGAGGCAGACCACATCGTGGTACATATATGAGACCTCAGTCAAAGCCTAAAGGGCTAATAACCCCAAGGCGAAGCATCGCAAAACCGGCAAGGAAAATCCTTACCGACGATGCGAGAGGCCCCGAAAGGGG